CGAGATTATCAATTTTTATAAAAATATCAGGAAAATAACCAATTTTTGTAATTTGATAATGTATGCCGCATGATTTTAAATCTTCAACATATTGTTCATCTTTAAAGCTGGCTGCATGCAACTGGTAAATACAACCATTAAATTTTGATTTACTGTATGGATAACGATTTGGTTTCTTCATTCCGCTTCCCTCATGAAATATTCCGTCGATCGCTTCTCATTTGCTAACTCTAGTTTTCTGATAAACTGCATCGCTTCTCTTTTTGTTGCGAACTCATGCTCCTTAAACAGGTTTTTGTCATAAACCATGTAAGTCGCTGTAATGCCTTTGTTGTAAACTCTCACAACGTGTTTTTTAGTCATCTTTTTGTCCCTCCAACCAAACCGCTAACATCATGCAATAATTAGCCATGTCGTTTAACGTGTCTGATAGGCTCTCTGAGACGTTTTGTTTATTTTTGATAAGATTACACACCCGATTGTATTTATCGCCGATTCTGACCACTCCTGCGACAATCCCGAGGTCGTCAAGCGACTTTTCAAACGAGTTTCCGTAATCTGCGTTTTTATCTAAAAATGTTTGATAGTTTTTATCAAAAGCTACTTGCATTGATTCTGGATTAATTTTATATGTCATCCTTTTACCTCTCTCAAAAAATCTATAATCAATTTACACTCGCTCTTATTTACATCATAAGGCAACACACTGTCGTAAGATTTAGGTGTGTATTTAATATCTTTATTAAACTGCCTGCGTCTTTTCATAGTCCCATCTCCCATGCTTTAGCTAATGCATCCATACGTTTGACTTTTTTGACAAGCTTAACATCACCATAATTTTTAAACATCCACTTTTCGTAGATTTCGTCATCCTCGTCCGTCTTTTTTTGTTTAAGACGGTAAGACTGCTTGATTAACGTTATCATTTCCTCAGTCGTGTAGATTTGTTTAAACCAATCTAATACGTTAGGAGGTGGCAATCTATTAAGGTTTTTATAGTATTTGACAGATTTATACACTCTGTCAGCTTCTTCTGGATCCGTGATGATAATGTTGTCGTCTAAAAATGCTTTGATTGACGGCTCCATTTGTTTGTAAAAATCATCTACTAGTGTCATTGACTATTTTTAAGGCATCTTCCACAGATCTAGCCACTCCTACAAGCGCTCCCCTAGATGCCATGACCTCCATAAATTTTTTCTGTTCAGGTCTTACTCGACCTGTTTCATTTTTAACTTCGATAAAAAACACTTGCCCGTCTGGTTTAAATCCAAACAAGTCACAAAAACCTTTTGGTAAACCTGTATCAAAAAATCTGCCGTCTGCTGTTTTAACTTTACCAACGTTGGCTCTAAAAACCATATGGCCCGCTTGTGATAATCCAACACGAATTTGGTTTTGAATTAATGATTCTGTTGTCATACCATCACATACCTTTTTGTATCGATAATTTTTCTTAGCGATTTTACACTAAAAGCAAATACCCAATTCAATTTGTTTTTGTCTTTAGGTTTAAAACCAGCAAGCAACATAGCTCCTTTGAATTGACCGTTTGTAACATAAAAACCATTTTTACGGTATTCAAACTTATGCTTTAATCCATAAGAGGTATGCCCATTTTCATAAGTTTTTGTTTTTTCTAACTGCTTACACCAGTGCAGCAATTTTTCTTGTTTGTCTTCACTTAGTTCTAAAAAACCTTTAGGATGATCACTGCGATAAAAATGCTCTTTAGCTTCTTCGCTAGTGATATTTCCAATTAACCAGTCGTGATAGTAAATCGATTCAGAAGGAATCGGAAGGTCTTCGTAATCTTTTAAAATATCGTACATACTTTCTCCTTTTTTGATTTTGTTCCCACCAATGTTCCAACAGGGTGGAACGCACCAATTCCTTGCGGCTCAAGGGATTAGACCATTTCTGTTCCATGTTCCGCCATTTTTTGCTTTTCTCTCTATATATTTATATTATTTATTTTTTTATTAATATTAAGAAAAAGATGGAACATGGAACAGAAGTCTATTAAACCCAGTAATACCAAAGGGTTTCGCTGTTCCATGTCATGGAACAAGGATGGAACAAAGACGGAACATTTATATAATCTTCACATAAGATTGCATACTTCCATTAGCGTCTTTTTCATTATTCCAAGGAAAGTGGCCATATTCTGTTGGTATTTCGTCAGACGGGAAGAATTTTCCTGCGACTCTAGATTTTTTCTTAACCCAGCCATCAGGGATATTGGTTGACAATTCATTTTCAAAAGTTGATTGCTTAAGCGGTGTGTGCCCATTATCTTTGCACCACTCTTTATACAACCACCATAAGAATCTAGTAGGGAGCACAGTAGAAGTAAAACGCTCAAACCAATCATCTATAAAAGCGAGTATCGTGTTGTTGTCTCGCTTAAAAGCATGCATTCTTTCTTGTGTCGCTTTCGGCTCACTAAACCTATCAAAATCTATATTGATAGCTTTCCAAAGGACGTATTCAAGCACTTCTTTACGATTAATGTAATCATCTTTAATGGCCCAGTTATCTTCCTTTGATGAGAATGTCTTTTTAAACGGGATGATGATAATGCGGCGATAAGTACCATTTGATTTATTTTTAAACGATGGCATCCCGTTTGTTGATTGTATGACGGTTTTTTTAAAAATCGCCATGTAAGGGTTCTCACCTTTTTTCTCGATGCTCACAGGCTCACCAGTCACGACAGAGTTAAAGTTACTACTTTCGTCCACATAGATACCAGCTTGAACATCATCTCCGATAATTACCGTTTTCCCCTCAATAATCGCAAGACCGAAGCGTTCTGAAAATTGATTTAATTTTAGAGGAGCGACATTTTTAAAACCAACCAGATTGCTGATCATCTGTTGAAACGTCCCTTTACCATCGTTACCATTACCTACGAACCAGATTGATTTACGATAAGAGTAGTTACCGTTTAAGGATGCTGCCACGACTTGCCATAATAACTTGACGAGGTCCTTATCTCCGCTCATTAAATCTAATAACCATGACTCCACGTCCCAACCGTCAATGGTTGGGAGAGGAGCGTTTGGAATAAGTTCTGTTTCGATAGTGCTGAAATTAATAAATCGGTAATCAAAAGGCAATAATTTGCGTTTGTATTTGTCGTAAATACCATTTTTAACTAGTACATACCGTCTCACGTCTTGGAATTCTGGTTCGAAGTCCATTGCCCCATATTTCCTATCCATACTCGCTAACATAAACAACACGTTACGGCATTTTGTCTCATTAAACGTAGGTTGTAGAATATGGATTAATTTATAAGCGAATTTATAGTCCTTGATGTAATATCCTTGGTCTGGATCGTAGATAGCTACTTTCCCGTTTTCTAAGGTAATAACATGCAGGTACTTATTTATTCCGATAGCAACAGCTAGTTCTGATAAATTTTTAACATCTTTCCCAGCTTCTTCAAGCCAGTCTCTTCGATACGCTATCAATTTGGATTTGATAGCAGACCATGTTGTGGGTTTACCTGGTTCAATGCCAGGTTCCTCATTTAATTTTTCTCTGTAAAATTCAAAGTCCACTTCTCCTCCTCAATTCCTTGTCACACATACTTTTAAAAGTACGATCAAACTCCTTATCATTTAAAGGGTCAACTGTTTTGTGATTAGCCATTTTAGCTAATGTGTATGCTATTTCAACATCTACATTTCTAAGCAATAGACCACCTACAAATTCAGCGAGACTGTTGTTTCTGCCACCTGTATCACCAAAACCAAGGACAATCGTCTCAAATAATTTAGCTGTTTTATTGCTACCTTGGTAATCTCCAGATGTAAAACTACTAGCATCATACTCGTAAGCAGGCTTTAATTCTTGCAATACAGTTATCAACTCAAGAGGCGCTTCGGTCATTTCGCCAGAGGTTGGCGAATGCACCTTATCCCACACATACATGCCTTTGGCATTGTTTGATGGTGGTACCAACACATAATTGTTAACATGAGCTTTTAAGTCCACACCATCGACAAAACCGATATTTTGCGCCATGGAAACGCCTTGTGGTTTTTTAAGGTAGATATGCCTTCCTCCACTAGGCGTGGTTGCTTGCAAGGTTTTTGGTATCAACCTTGCATGCTCCCATTCTCTAAGGTTTTTCAGACCGTCAACGCCATTGTGGACATCAATATCAATGACAAAAAATGTATCTGTTTTTAAGGCGATATTTGCATCAGGATTATCTTTCCATATAAGACGTAGCTCATGCTCTGTAAAAGCTGGTTTATCCGCAAAAGCGACTAATGGTTTTTTACCATCCTTTGAAATCGGAATAACTGAAAATCCCTTTTGTTGATAATAGATTGCGTAATCTATCATCCCTCTCATAATTAGAATGGAAGATCGTCTTCTTTAAATTCTTCCACAGGGTTAACCATAGATGGAATATCGGACTTTTCGATACGTTTCACATTTAAGTTGTTGTAAGTATTTCCGTTATATTCGGATGTTTCATTTTTAACGGTAATTTTGAGACACTTGTTAAGTAGTTGATTTAAGTAATCATCCAGGGACTTAAACTGTGTACCCTCAGGAATACCTGCTTGCTTAGCGAGATTATGAATGACCCCTTCTGGATATTTCCCGTCTTCTTTTTTGGCAAAAATACGGTGGAAGATAATGTTATTTTGAAACTCTTGTTGGAAGTCTTTGCGAATTCTGAAGTGAATGTTGATAAAGTCTGCGCCATTTTTAGTTGCGTCTTGGACCGCTTTTTCAATAAATGTTTCGTAAGTTCCGTCAGTAATTGATGCAAATTCCTTTGCTTTTGAGTAATCGATTGTAAACATAATGTATTTCTCCTTTTAATATAAAATTCCTAGTTTTTTAGCGATGTAATACTGCCAACCTGGCTTGTATCCATGTTGTTTTCGGTATTCTGTTAGTTCGTCCATCGTCTGGCACATGTCAGGTGTCTGATAGGTACTAACTCTATTTTTTAGTTTTAGTTGTTTTTGTTCAGATATTTCTTGTAATTCAGCTTCTTTGATTTCTTCGATTTCACGTTTGGTCAACTCGTTTTCGTGTCCACATTCTGGACAGATACGAGTATCGGACCAATAGGTGGCATAACAGTTATCGCAAACTCTTGTGGTAGGCTCACCAATCTTAGCGGATTGCTTTTGTTTAGTCTCTCCATCTAAACGCCATTCTCTATCCATGTTAGGTAAACCAAAACGCTCCACATTGCCAACGTGATCAATAATAATGGCTGTTTTCCCATCTCTTGGATTTAACGGTCGCATTGCAAATTGCAAATATAGCGATAGCGATTGTGTTGGTCTCAACATAATGCAAACATCAACATTTGGCAGGTCTATCCCTTCTGTAAACAATTCACAGTTAACCATGATTTTTAAATCACCATCTCTAAATGCTCGCATAGCTTCTTCCCGTTCGTTCTTAGGCGTTTTTCCGCTCACTGCTTGTGATTGGTACCCTGCTTGATTAAAGGTGTCAGAAACCAAATGAGAGGCTTCTACGCTGTGCGTATAAACGATAGCTTGCTTTCCTTTTGCTAGCTTTTCATAGTGTTTAATAACATCACCATAGATAACCGATTTCATGGATTGATCAACAGAATCCTTAGTAAACTCTCCACCTCTTTTTTTAAGGACAGAATTATCAATCATGGACGGTGCGTAGTATTTAAAGTTAGCTATATTACCGTGTTCTTGCAGCCATTTGACAGATTTTCCAACTACCAAATCATCAGCAATATCATCAAATCCATCTCCATTTAACCTGACTGGTGTCCCAGTGAACATTAATACATAAGCATTTTTAAAATAGTCGATGATTTTTAAGTAAGACTTGGCCTTACTGTGATGAGCCTCGTCAATCAAAATTACTTCTGGTTGAAAGAGGCTGTCTAGTTTCCTAACTAGCGATTGCACGCCGCCGATAGTTAACAGGTTTGAGTTAACTCCATTTACTGCAAATGTCTTTTCTACCTGTTCATTGATTTCTTTTCTGTGGCTAAAAAACAATACTCTGTTTCCTTTATCCGTAGCGCTTCTTGCGATATGGGCCATAACGACTGTCTTTCCACTTCTAGGGAGGCGACTGGACGATTATTCGTTTATTTCCAGTCGCTAATGACCTCCTGATGGCTGTTAGTAATTCTTCTTGATAATCACGTAGTTTCAAATAAT